GAGACGAACATGTACCAGTCCTTGGGCCTGTCTTCGTCCCTGGCGATACACAGCCTGTTTCCTGCGTGCAGGCTCAGTTCCCTGCTCAGTATCCTGCTCAGGTACATGCTGCCGTCACGGCATACCGTGATGATCCGTTTGCCTTTGTAGGTCAGTGCCGGATGGGAATTGCTCTTGTCATAAACTGTCAGTTTCATAATCATCAATATTTTATTGTTATACCTTGTTGTCCTTTATTCTTGTCATGCCGCCTCTCCGGCCATGATCAGTCTTCTTCTGGCGATGAACTTCCTGTTTGCCCGGACGGATTCCATCATCGCCTGCGCCCTGCGTGTCACCACCGAGGTCTTCTCGCCCATGTGCCTGGCTATGGTGCGGAATGAGCTTCCGGTCTCGTAGAACCGCAGCATGAATATCCTGTAATCCTCATAGGAGAAATGCCGCCTGAGGAACTTCTGTATGTCCCTTACCAGCCTGTCGCATCCGGTCAGCATCTCTTCCCGTTCCTCTGTCTCTTCCGCGCAGTCCGTCTCACCCAGTCTTGCGAAATACTCGTCTCCGGGGCTGTCGTAACGGCTTTCATCCCTTGCGCCCGACTGCAGGATTCTCCTATAGCATCCGAAGAAATAGGACTCCGGATCTTCTATCCCGACACTTGAGAACATTATCTGCTTCCTGACAGCCAGATATGCGTCATGGAACGCGTCTTCGTCGATTTTTCCATAGATGGAGAGTCTCTCCTTCAATCTCGCGTATGAACGGTTAAACCATCCGTTGAATTCTTTCACGTCTTTTGTTGCCATATCCTTTTGCTTTTATCTGTTAGACATCCGGCCCGTAGTACGGGCACTCTTGTTTCTTTGAATGCCTTACAGCCGTTCTCCCACCGGAAAAGCGTCAAGGCTCGGCAAGAAAAAATACCGGAGCGCAAAGCGCGAGGATGATTTTTTCCCCGCCGACCCGCAGGGCCCGGCCTTGCGCTCCGGTGGGGAACGGCTACCTTTGCTTCAAAGAAATGAGTGTGTCCTTTTCTGCTTTTTACCGCCTGCAATTATCCTCTTGCTGTGAAAAGGAATGTCTGACGGTGACACATGCCGTCCGGTTTGCGGTCTGTTTCTGTTTTTTTGTTTCCTTCGCTTGCGGAACGCTTTTACGGACACCAGAGCCCCTTTCCGGTATCATCTGTCCGCCGTTCCAGCTATAGAAAAAAACAAATGTCAAACTTAAAATTTAAGAATTATGGAAGTAGTGGTCATAGACAAGGCGACTTTCGAGAGGATGCTTTCGGGATTCGAGATTTTCGCGGAAAAGGTGGAACGGCTCTGCCGGGAACAGGAAGACTTGGGAGAAAAGGAGTGGCTTGACAGCAATGACGTGTGCAGGCTGCTCTGCATCAGTCCGAGAACCTTGCAGACGATGCGGGAGAACGGAACGCTGGCTTACACCAAAATAAGCCACAAGGTGTATTACAGACCGGAGGACGTGAAGGCCGTCTTTCCCGTGGCTGAAATGAAGCGGTGTATAACAGCCGGCAAGGAAAGAAAATGCAATGTGACCAACAAGCCAACCAACAAACCAATCAACCAACAAACCAACAAACAGATATCTGATTTATGAATGACAATGGCAATATCCGGCTGCTGACACCGGAAAACGACATGCGCGTGAGAGCCTTCCTCTCGTCGCTGGAAGAACTATCGGAAAAGGTGGAGAAAATACGTGAAAACAACAAGCCGTCTCTGGACGGGGAACGCTATTATACCGACAAGGAACTAGCCGTCAGACTGAAGGTCAGCCGCAGGAGCCTTCAGGATTACCGCAACAACGGTATACTGCCCTATATCCAGATAGGCGGCAGGATCCTGTACAGGGCTTCCGACATTGAACGTACGTTGATGGACGGGTACAAGGAGGCGTACCGCTTGAAACGGGATATATGATGGACTGACCGGTAAAGTTGCTCTTATTCGTAAATTCTATACTCAAAGAGTCGTTTTACGGATTAAAGGCAACTTTCATGGTAACTTCAATAAAAAGTAGGGAGAAAAGCGTAAAAAAGTAGGGAGAAAACGGCAGTTTGGTGGGGAGAAAAACGTATCTTTGCGTTCAAAGTGAAAATGTATGCAGACCGAACTCGAAAAACTTGTATCTCTGTACAGAGAATTGGGAATAGACAGGCAGATAGATTATGACAAATTCTATCTCTATTCCCTCATTACCCACTCTACGGCCATTGAAGGCTCCACCATTACCGAACTTGAGAATCAAATCATGTTCGATCAGGGAATCAGTCTGAAAGGAAAGAGCATCGTGGAACAGCACATGAATCTCGACCTGAAAGACGCATACGAGCATGCCATAAGGCTGGCAGATGCCCATACCGACATAACCGTTGATTTGCTGAAAAGCCTCTCTGCCCTTGTCTTGAAAAACACGGGGCAGGAGTACAAGACCGTATTGGGGGATTTCTCATCGGCACGGGGTGATTTGCGCCTATTGAATGTCACGGCCGGACCCGGTGGAAAATCGTACATGAACTACAGCAAGGTCCCGGCTAAACTGTCGGAATTTTGTACCCGGCTGAACAGGGAACGTGAAAATCATGCCGCCAAGAGCATGACACAGTTATATGAAATCAGTTTTGATGCCCACTATGACTTGGTGACAATACACCCTTGGGCAGACGGGAACGGCAGGATGGCCCGCCTGCTGATGAACATGCTGCAATTCGAGTTCGGACTGATACCGACAAAAATCCTCAAGGAGGACAAGGAAGAATATATCAAGGCACTGGTGGAAACCCGCGAGAACGAGGATTTGAATGTTTTCAGGGAATTTATGACAGCTACCATGATTAAAAATCTCACCCGTGACATAGAGGTTTACCGTAAATCCATTGATGATACTCCCATAAGTGGGGAGAAACCACAAAAAAGTAGGGAGAAGAAAGTGAAAAGTAGGGAGAAAATCATGACTCTGCTTTCACAGGACAACACGTTGAGTGCAGCAACTCTCGCAGAACGGATAGGCATAACAGCCAAAGCGGTGGAAAAACAGATTGCCGCATTGAAAGCGGACGGGGTGCTCCGACGAATCGGACCGGACAAGGGCGGATATTGGCAGGTGGTCGAAAAAAAGGATTGATTTTTTGGAGGGAGCGCAGTTTGCCGCCTGCCTTTTTCATTGTGTTTCAAAAAAACGCCCTCCTATAGAAAATCAGAACAGCATACGGACCGGTAGTTTCCTACTGTCTGTATGCTGTTTCTTTTTTTGTTGTATCGACTTTTCCGTCAGTCGCTTGTTTCCGCTGCCGTCAGCCTTCCTTGTACAGACGTGAAAGGGGAAAGGTTTTCGGGCTGAATACGCTTTGCCTGCAAAGGAAGATTCTGCCCGAAACGGCACGGCCGCTCGACCTTTTCACTTTCAATGAAGTCTGTACTAACTTCATGAACGGCGAGGAAGCAGGCGGCTGCGAAATTGTCATTGGCTGTCAGAGCCGGAATGTGTGCGGCTTTGGCTTCTCTTTTCCATCAGTCTGTCCATTTCCCTTGAAATTTTTTCTTCCGTTATCCTGGCATACCCTTGTGTGGTGGAAATGTTCGAGTGTCCCATCATCTTGGCTATGCTCTCGATGGATACGCTCTCTGAAATGAGCAGGACCCCGAACCCGTGCCGGGCCTGATGGTACGAAAGGTCATCGTGCCTGCCCAGGATCACGCCGATTTCCCGTATCTCGTGCCAGATGGAATCCCGGCTCGGCAACGGGAACACGGGACTGTGTATGTCGGTGGTATTGTACAGGGACAGTATCTGCTCGGCTATCGGGTGCAGGGGGATGAACGCTTCCACCCCGGTCTTCTTCCGGTTGATGCGGATGAACCGCCGACCCTCCGCCGTCGTCCCGATATGGCACGGATGGAGCTGCTTGATGTCGGCATAGGCAAGCCCGGTGAAATAGGAGAAGATGAATGCACGCCTGCCCAGTTCCGCACGTCCTTCATTCAGGGGCATGGCCAGTATCCTTTTCATCTCTTCACGGGTGACATACTTGTGCTTGGGTGCGGTTTTCTTCTCATATTCGACATTCTCCACCGGATTGGTGCGCAGGATCTCGTTGTCCACGGCAAGATACAAGAGGCGGTTCAGCCAGCAGAGGCAGCGGTTGGTCTGCGAGGTGCTGAAATTCTTGTTCCTGATAAGGAATGCCTTGTAGTTCCTGCCGAAGTCTTCCGTTATTTCTTCAAAGGCGATGTCCTTCTTCCCCAGTGAAACAAGGTAGTCCGTCAGGTACTTCTGGAAATACTGTGATTGCCGGTAGGTGGAAGTGGAATTGATCTCCCTGCTACGTATTCTGAGACGTTCACGCTCTATCTCGCCCATCCGGAGCAGATGTGTCGGAACGACGAACTGCCTTGTCACCCGATTCTTGATAATCTCCGCACTGACGACACCCTGTGTCCTCAGAATTTCCTCGTAAGTCTGTTCGATATACTTCCGGTACTCCTGCAGTCTGGCGTTTTCCCTTACCGTGCGTATGGTCCCGGTTCGGGCGTTCCAGTCTTCCGGCTTGCAGCATATCCCGGTGGTGATGGCGGTGTTCCTGCCGTCTATGGTGATGCGGCACATGACCGCCGTGGTTCCGTCAGCCTTTATCTTGCCGCGGTTGATATAGAACAGTATGGAAAAGGTACTTCTCATGATTCTCATTGTTTATGGGTTATAGAACAAGTTTCAAATCTCCGGTAGCCTCGATAAGCCTGTCCATGTCCTCGAAGAGCTTTTTCGGGGTGACGCGGGCATAGACCTGGGTCGTCTGTATGTTGCTATGCCCCAGCATGCTGCTGATGGTCTCTATCGGAACGCCCGCTTCAAGGGTGACGAGCGAGGCGAACGAGTGGCGTCCGACATGGTAGCACAGGTTCTCCTTTATCCCTGCCAGTACGGCCAGCGCCTTCATGTGGTTTCTCATGCTCGGATAGTGGATCATCGGGAACAGCGTGTCCCTGCTGTCATCATGATATTTCTCTATCAGGGCGACGGCTTCCGGCAGCAGCTTCACGCTTGCGCGGAGCTCGTTCTTTTTACGGCGGTATTTCAGCCATAGCTTGCCGTCCTCGCCGGTGTACAGGTTTTCCCGGGTGACGGTCACGGCATCGCTGTAGGCGACCCCGGTATAGCAGGCGAAGAGGAACAGGTCCCTTGCCAGACGGTGGGTCGTGCGGTGCGGGGCTATCTCCACGTCACGGATTTTCTCGAAGCTTTCACGGCACAGTGCCTTGGGAGTCTTGACGGTCTGTTTCGGGAGGACGTAGTGCTGGAACATGAACCGCTCGGAGTGTCCTTCCTGATAAGCCCTTTTGCACGTTTTCTTGAGAATTGCTAGGTAATGCCGTACAGTGTCCACGGCATACCCTTTCTCGTCAAGGATGAAATTCTCATAGTCGTGGATGAACTGTTCCGTAAGTTGCCCGAAGGCCAGGTCTTTCGTCTTGAATTTGGTTTCAATGAACTCGCGCATGGTACGGCAGGTAAAGTCGTATGCCGGATAGGTACCTTTTGCCCGGTCTATCCCGATACGGCTCTTCACCTCATCCCTGAGGGCATCCAGCATTTTCATCAGGGTCATCTGCGTTTTCATGCTGCCCTGGAAGGCATCCTTGACGGAAGCGGCATCAAAATCCCCCTTGCGCTCCAGAAGGGAATCGAAGGCGGCATTGATGTCAAGCAGCAGCTTGTCGATTTTCGCATTTGTCTCCACCGCCTCCCTGCTCTTGCCGTTCAGCCGGCTTTCACGGGGATTCCACAGCCCGGGAGTGCAGGAGAGCTTGCAGCTGAACTGCGCCATCGTCCGGTTCACGGTGATGCGTCCCATTATCGGAGCTTTGCCCGACTTGTCCAGTCCGCTCTTTTTGAGGTAGAGCAAAACCTTGAATTTTTCTACTTTCATACGCTTATAACTTTAGTTGCAAAATTACCTGTTTTATAAGCGTTCTTCGGCATGCAAAACAATGACAATCAGTGTAATATATCGGCGTTTTTAATTATCCGATTTGCTTCGCGTTACCTCGTTTCCTTTCGGTAACTGACCTGCTAACGGTTTGGTAACTGAACATCTTCAATAATCTCCACTTTCCTGCTTTTTTTATAAGTGGAAGAATATAGAAAAATGGTTAGTTTCCAGCGGATTACGTTATCCTTTCTTCTCGTTTCCGGTGCTCTGTTTGCCTATCTTATTCCACCTGAGCAGGCACACCTTCGCCACGACCGTCTATCTCTGCAACGGCGGCACGATAGAGGCGCTCTCCAAGATACTCGGTCACAAGCACATCAGCACCACTCAGATCTACGCTGAAGTAACCAACAAGATGGTAAGTTCAGATTTCCGGGCAATCTCCGGCAACCTCGCCGCCATGCAGCGGAGCGTACTGGAGAAAAGGGACAGGAAGCAAGGCAGGAAACAGGTGCACCGGTCCCTCCGGGAAACGGCTTGACACCTTTCTCCATGCGAAACACGGCAAAGGCAGGAACCCCGATACAGTGCTCCTGCCTTTGCTGCATTTTCCGATGTATATCCCCGTGCGTTTATGTTGGACTTTTCCCCCGTTTGCACTTTTGTCTCATGTCCACGTAATTTTCTTCCAGCATACGCAGCAGATCCGACTGGCGGTAAAGCGTCTTGCCTGGCAGCGATATGTACGGGATCAACCGTTGTGTGCGGTAGCCCTGCAACGTCCTTGACGTGATATGTAACATTCTGCACACATCCTCACCCGTGAAATAGACCTCGCCGTTCATCGCCGGACGGAAATGCGCCGTCACCGTATCAATATACCTCATACCCTCTTCCAGAGCCTCGAAGTACGCACGTACCTCTTCCGTGTCTTTTGTTATCACTTCCATGTCACTCGTCCTCCATTATTTCCCGGCTCATGGATTCCACGAATGCCTCCACGTCCTCCATCCGGTAGTAAATCTTATGGTTGATCTGGCTGTACGGCAGCAGTCCCCGGTCACGGTAGGTCTGCAACGTCCGTTTACTGATCCCCAGTTTCTCGCACACGTCCGCCCCGTCCATCCAGTTCATTTTCCCGGGCGGGCGGTAACGGGCGCAAAGTTCCTTCACGTGCCGTGAGAAGCAGCCGAACCGCTCCTTCATCTCCTCAAAGGTCTTCTTTTCAATACTTACTATTTCCATCGTTCTGATACATTTTTCATTATACTTCCCTGCAAATATATGGATTCATATAAAACTATGTATCAAAACCGTATAGCTTGTCACCGTTTTGCTTCACGTTCGTAGCCTTGTCGTACCCCAAACGATGAAAGGCGGGGAAAAGTCCTACATAAACGTACCCAGTTCAAGGGTACGCACGAGAACGGAATCCATAGCACCAATTCCGGATGGTTCAAGGGAAAATGTGTACTACGCACCGACTTCACCCTCATCCAGCCACGATGCAAGTTGATGGGGCACGGGGCAAATTTCGTCACCGGCTTGCCCCTTGTCAAAGCCATCTCTTTCGAAAACGGACTGGAATAGTTATTTTACTTTTGCGGTAATTTCATCTATCAGGTTCGTGATCTTCTCAATGGAATACTTTTCTATCAATCTCCTGTTTGCCGCTTCTGCCTTTAGTCTTTCATTGATTAATTTTAGTTGTGGCAAATCTGATTGACAATATTTGCTCAAGTGTTCTATTTCACTGCCCCAAGAGGTATATTTATAACGGAACTGTAAAAAATGCAGAAAGGTGTTACGTGATTCGTTGGACAATCCCAAAATACTTTTTGAAACCTTATCCGCATCAGCCTCTTGGAATATTGAAGTATCCCTATAAAGACGCTGTTTGACCGGGACTACATCATTCAATGCCGGATTCAGGCATTCGCAAGTTTCATCCGTCAGATTTTCCAGCATGACAGACACTTTATTAGGGCATTTCTTCAATCTTTGCCCGAATAGTTTTTGAAAATACGCAACAAGTCCATTCAAAAATCGATCTGAACCAATATTAGAATGATTCCTTCTTGTACCCGCATGTACCTTTGAGTTACAATTCAACAAACCCTCCATGTCGCTGATACCTTCCATCAGCCTGTCTATGGAGTGCTTGCCTTGGGCTATGATGTCTTCCTCGGATACGTGAACAAGGTTGTCGCTATATAAAACCGATAGTACAGATATAATGACAAACAATTCTTTTAGATCAACGCTTTCATCCGCAAAGTAATATCGTACCGTTTCCCCGTAGTGTTTCTCGTATTCCCCGTTATCCAGTCTCCAATAGTCGTACAGGTAATCCCAACTGTTCAAACTTGCGTCTTCGGCTGCAAAATATTGTTGCAGGTAGGTCGTGTCAAAATACCCGCTTTCCAGATAGCAGACAATTTCATTAACGATGAATCTATCAAAAATATCCAACTGTTTACCTATCTCTATAAAACGGTATTTGGAGAGGATTTTTTCACGCTCCTCATCTTTCTCTTTATCCGGGAACATGTCATACAGGCTATTGAACAGGCTTCCGATCCGGGTATTCCCACCCTTATACTCGCAGTAAACGGCGACAAAATTTGCCAACAACGATGTTATGACAAGTTTGTACTTGGGAGATTTATGATAATGCTCCGGCAAAGCCATGACTATCCTGTGGTAATCGTTCAGACATTGCCGCAGGACTCTTAAATTATCGAATTTAGAGGCATGGAATATCTTGATGATAAGCTCTTTGTTCTCAGACAAGAGGTTCCTGTTGTTGGTGGATATCTCGCCAATGAAGAAATCGAGTGTCTCCCCTATATTCACTTTGATCTCAAAAGTGCGCCCGATAGTCTTTTCCTTGAAATCCTTGAATTTCAACTTGCACTTATCGTCCTCTTTTTCGGAAATCTTATTCTCATCGCCAATGATGATGACCTTGCATTTACAATGTTCCGAAAAGTAATTGATGTATCCCAACAAGGTTTCCAGTTTTACATCACATCTTTCAAGGTCGTCAAAAATCAGAATCTTGTTTCCTTTTATTTCGGAATTTTCTTCTTTCAACAACAAAATGGAGTCCAAGTCACAGGTTACACTCCCTTCATCCTTTCCGTCACCGTCGATGTCATATTTCAAAGCGATTTTCGAGGCGGCTTTTAATATATTCTTGGCCAGTTTCATTCCCTTGCTGTACAGCCACGGGGATATTTCCTTATTGATTTGTTCTGTGATTTGCTGGGTAGTGGTCAAACCATATAAAGACACATATATGGGCCGCCATTTTAACTTTTCCGCATCTTTATCGTTTTTCAGTTGCTTTATCCATTGGCGGATAAAAAACGTTTTGCCGCATCCCCAGGCACCTCGCAGCATGATGGCATATTGCGGATCGGGTATTTCCGCATATTCATTTAAAAAGGTGAGTATGTTTCTATTCATAGCCATGTTCATTAGAGGTTTCAAAATTACGGAAAAGAGCCATAATTCTGATAACTTTTAAGAAATAAGTTATTACGGTCAATTCGTGTTTCCGGATGATTGTCGGAGCGTTCCCCTTCGGATCGGGCTTTCCCCTGCAATCCCTAACGTGGGTGAAAGGGCTTTCACTGTCTTGTGCTTAAACTTTGGCGCACGAGCTGTCTCGTCCCGGCGTCCGCTGCCGACCACTCCGGCAGGCTGCATGGCCGAGGCCGGACATCGTCCCGTCCGAAAGAGTTCCCCCGTGTTTGTCCGGAAGCCGAAAGCTGACCGTCCTCCCATATACTTCTCCCGCACGTATGTCCTTGCCTTGGGAAACGGGCGTTCCCGGCTCTCCGGAAGGCTTCTTTTTCCCGCACCCGGCAAGTAACCGACCATTGACAGGAATGACTGACAGGGCATTTTTTCCCTAAGCTGATTGGAAAAACATTGACGAAGGTAGGCGGAGGTGAAAGCAAATCCGCAAAAAATGCCAAATCTCCACCCTGCGGGTAGTATTTACCATTTTTTCAGATGGTTGCAATTCACCTTTTCCGCTTTCAATGATGGTCAATGTTCTTCCCAATCAGCCAAGGGAAAAAATTGGTTGGGGCGACAAGCGATGAAAACAGAGTAATAACGATTAAAATTTGTGAGTTATGGCAACAACGAACAGCACCATCGAAAAGATTGCACCGATGTTCACCGATTTGTTAATCAAGAAAATCGAGTGCTTGAAAACGGATTGGCAAAAACCGTGGATAGCGAGCCTTGAACAAGGTTTGCCCCGCAACATCAGAGGAACGCTCTACAACGGCGGCAATGTCTTGATGTTATTGTTCTACACCGAGTTTATGAAATTCACTTTGCCCGTGTTCCTCACGTTCAACCAAGCGAAGGAAGAGGATTTAAGTGTTTGCAAGGGCGCACGCTCGTTCCCCGTCTATTATTGGTTCAAGTTCGTGGTACACAAGGAAACGAAAAAGACAATCAAGTACGAGGAATACCGCAAGCTGACCGCAACCGAGCAGGAAAATTACAAGGTCATCCCGCAGATGAAGTATTACAATGTCTTCAATATCGACCAGACTGATTTTGCAGGGAAATACCCCGAACGCTACGAGCGCATGAAAAAGGGAGAGCAGCCCGAAGACTATTCGGACGGGATGATTTACGAGGCGTTGGACGAGCTTGTCTGTCTGCAAAATTGGTATTGCCCTATCAAGGTGCAGTATTCGGACAGTGCCTACTATTCGCCCTCTTCCGACCATATCGTTTGCCCGCAGCGTGAGCAGTTCCCGCAGGGAGCGGAATATTACGGCACGCTTCTGCACGAGATGGCGCACAGCACGGGAAGCCCCCAACGGCTGAACCGCACGTTCGGCAGCTTCTTCGGGGATGCGCTCTACGCCCGTGAGGAACTTGTTGCCGAACTCACTGCCGCCCTTTGCGGTGCGTTCTTCGGCTACGCAGCCGCACCGCAGGAGAACAACGCCGCCTATCTGAAACACTGGCTCACCAAGCTGAAAGAAGAACCCGCCTTTTTGGTGGAGATATTGGGGGACGTGAACAAGGCGGCGAAGATGATTGCCGACAAGGTAACCGAACCGGTAAACGAACCCGCAGCAGCCTAAGCGGAACAACAAAGGAACAAGAGTATCAACCAACGGGCGGAGCAGTCCGCCCCACTAAAGACATAAGACGATGAAAACATTATCAGAAAAGGAATTTAACGGCTTTAACGTAAATGCGATGTTTACCGAAAGAGCGGAACGGGCGAAAAAAGAGCTGTCTCCACTCATGCAGGAGATAAGGAAGTACATACCCCAAGCGGAATACGGCTACCACGTGGCAAGCGGTGAATATCCCGCATTTTACGGCGTACGCATAGAGTTCACGTATAACGGCATCCGTTTCCATGTGTGCAAGATATACAAAGAGAACAAATACAGGATAGCAGCCGACATGGAGCATTTTGAATATGTCAACCGCTACGACATCGAAAGGGCGGGCAACCAATACGAAAAGCCGTGTAATATCGGCGTGTTCACCGCCAAGAAAATAAACGATTGGATAAATTACTGCACGCAGATATACAGGCAGGTGGAGCAAGAAAATGCGGAGAACTCGAAAAAGGTCGCCGATTTCTTGAAAAGTATCGAGAATGAACCCGTAAGATGGGAAGGGAAAAACCGTTCAAAAGGGACGATAACCCGCAACGGCTTGCGCTTCACTTTCTACATAGAGGAAGGACACCTCTCTTTTGAACTGTCCCTAAGTTATCGGGGAACGGCTGATTACGACACGTTCCGGCTGATAGCCGACAACCGCTATATTCCGAAAGGAAACTATTAAACAACCACGGGCGGAGGAATCCGCCCGACAATACCCGAGAACATGAAAACGACATTCATTTACAGACTGGTTTACCGCCTAATCCTTTGGGCTTCGGCGGTGTACTTCCTCACCACCACCGCAGGGCAGTTTTTTGCCCTATTCGCTACTTTGCTTCTGTTAGACTTCGTGGCACGGCTTGTTTTCGCCCTTGCGTGGCGGTTGTTTTTCGGCTTCATGTTCATCTTGATAATCATTCTTTTAATCATCTGAATCATGGAAGGAAAGAAGTTTAAACACAAGTATCTGCCGTACCTCACTTGCGTGGTCGTGGCAGCCACCCGAAAAGGGTACAAGGTTTTGGAAACCCAAGTTTTGGGCGGGCGCAGGAAGCCCAAAACAAAGACAGCCTACTACTACGACATTGATTTTGACAAAGAGCGTGGTTTGTGGCAGGAAGAAGGCAAGTAATAACCGATAAAAAAATACCAATATGGAAACAAGGACATTGACAGAAAACGGAACACCCGTTACGAAAGAAAAGACGGTAGCCTTTTCGGGACACCGCACCAACCGTATAGCCAAGTTCACGGCAGACCGTGAGAAACTCTTTAAAGAGGTGGCGTTCGATACATTTGTAGCCATCGAGAGTTATTGTATCAAAAAAGGCTACCATACCTTTTTGTCGGGAATGTGCGAGGGCTTCGACCTTATCGCAGCAGAGGAAGTCTTGAACCTCAAAAAGGAATACCCGCATATCCATTTGAAATGCGTTGTCCCCTTCAAGGGACAAGCCGAGCGGTACACCCAGGCCGACAAGCGGCGTTATGACACCATTTTGGCGCAAGCCGATGAAGTGGTAACCTTGCAGGACGGATATACCGAGGGCTGTTTCCTGCGCCGTAACGACTACCTTTTGGAAAACTCCGCTTTTCTGATGGTCTATTACGATGCAGTAGCCATAGGCGGCACGTTCTACACCCTCAAACGGGCAGTAGAGCAGAAAAAGAAGTTCGCGAACGTATGCTATAACCGCAGGTAGTCCCGTAAGGGCGGATTTTCCGCCCGCTACTTTCTTTCGTGAGCCGGAGCGGGAAAGAAAGATAGCAAAGAAACCGATTTCCCGAACGGAACGGTTTGTCAAAAATCAAAAAGAACAACTATAAACAATCAACTTAAAAATAACAGATTATGAAGACAAAAGCAAATCAATCAGCAGCAGAGAAAAACATCACGATGGTAGCATTGGCAGACATTCAGCCGAGCGGTTTCAACCCACGCAAACGTTTCGATGAAGCAGCCCTTTACGAACTTGCCGAGAGCATCAAACGGCAGGGCGTGTTGCAGCCCATCACCGTGCGCCCCGTTGACGGGACAGACCGTTACGGGATTGTTTTCGGGGAACGCCGTTACCGTGCGTCCGTCATTGCGGGCAGGGACGAAATTCCCGCAATCGTTTCCGAGTTGTCGGACGAGGAAGCCGAGGAAATGGCGATTACCGAGAACTTGCAGCGCAAGGACGTGACACCCGTGGAGGAAGCCGCAGCCTATCAACGGCTTATCGAAAGCGGACGCCATACCGTGCAGACCTTGGCGCAACTCTTCGGAAAGAACGAGAACTACATCCGCACACGGCTGAAATTCACCGCCCTTATCCCCGAAATCGCCACCCTTTTGGAAGCGGACGAGCTGACCATCAGCGTGGCGGCTGAAATCTGCCGATACGGGGAGGACATTCAGCGTGAGGTGTACGAGAAGCATTTGCAGGACGAGGGAACGTACAACAGTTGGCGGGGACTGAAAGCCGCTGATGTCGCAAGGCGCATCGAACAGAACTTCACCACCGACCTGCAATACTACCACTTCGACAAGACCGAGTGCGCTACGTGCGCACACAACACCAATAACTTGCTGTTGTTCCATGACGGCGGGTGCGGGCATTGCGCCAACCGCACATGCCTTGCCGAGATGAACGCATCCTACCTCATGGAGCGAGCCGTGCAAATCATGCGGAACCAGCCGGAGGTGTCGCTCTGCCGTGACCGCTACACCACCAACGAGACGGTGGTAGAACGGCTAACCGCTTCGGGCTACGAGGTGGAGACCCTTGACAGGTACACCGCCTTTCCAAGCTGCCCCAAAGAACCCAAAGCCGAAAATTTCAACGACCCCGAACGCTACGGGGAAGCCCGCACCCGCTACGAGCAGCAATGGGCGGACTACATGGAGCAGGAGGAGGAAATCACCCGCAGGAGCGGAGCGGGGGAAATCACCGTCTATGCCAAAATCGGGCAGAAGGAGATTACATTCTGTTACGTGGAGAACATGACAGAGACAGAGACCGAGACAGCGGACGGAACGCCCGCACCCGCACCGCTCTCTCCCGTGGAGAAATTGGAGAAGCAGGACGAGCGCAATAAGGAAATCGCACTCGAACGCACGGTGGAGGACACCAAGAAACAGATTCTCGAAGCCGACATCACGGGCGGCAAGTTCAGTGCCGATGAAGACACGATGCTGTACTTCTTCCTTCTGTCCTCGCTCCGGAAGGAACACTTCGCAGCCGTGGGGATTGCGGAAGACAAGCCGTATATCACGGACGAGGACAAGATGGGGATTATCGGAAACCTCACGGTAAAGATGAAGACCATCATCCGCAGGGACTTCCTTGTAGCCAACTTCAAGGGAGCGTACGGGAACAACACCGTGGCGACCCTCTTGCTTGACTTCGCACGCAGGCACATGCCGGAGGAACTCGCCAACATCGAAAGGGAGTACAACGGGGTGTACGAGAAGCGGCATCAGCGCATCGAGGAAAAGAAAGCCGTCCTCTTGGTGCAGGAACGGGCAAGGGAGCGCAAGGTAACGCAACCCGAGGAACAACCGCAACCCGAAGAGATTGCAGCCTGAAGACAAAGGGCAGGGCGGAGAAATCCGCCCGCCCCACTCCCTCCCCTTCGTGTCGCTCGGCGGCGAGGAGAGAG